GGCGTATAGTCTCTATTCTTCATACGGCACCTCCTATTCCTGAGGAAGATGGCTTAATAGTATTTCCTTGACACTCTGAACGATATTCTTTGTCTGATTTACCGATAGGTCGTAGATTTCACTCAGCCTCTCATACTTGAGACCATCCATGAATCTTGCCTTTGCGAGATCCCGATTCCGACTGTTGTGTATCCACTCATCTATCAGCTCTTCAATTTGCGTATTAGATAAATCGCTCAGCATAATGTCTCCCTCTGAGAAGATTCTAACATTACACCGAGCGATTTGGTATTTCCACCTATGAAATTAGCTTTCCACCTATGAAACCTTGTTCTTGTATCCTATGGTGCTGATACCGAGAAGCGATCCCAGTAAAGCATTGATAACCACTATGCTGTCGCTTATCTGCGTACCATAAGGGATGTTCCATATAGGGAAGAATGCTCTTATGAACACTGCGAGCGCCGGAAGAGCGATCATCGCTACATACTTAAGAATGTTATAAACCTTGTCTGAAAAAATCTGCATATAAGCCTCCTTATTTGATATAAGCTGATTTAAAACAAATAATATCCGATTTAAAACAAATATTATGCCGATTTATGGTTTGGCAGATGGATTAAATCGTCTTTCCTTGCATCCAATACTGCATTAGGACCTACGAGATGATGATACGCCGTATACTGATTCATCCAGTCGTCAAGGTATATCGGCTCTATATAGCCTTGTGCCATATAATCATCATACTGTTTTAGCAGTTGACTCCTCATCTGTGCCTTCTGAGCCTTCTGTAGTATTTCAATATTGTTCATGGTCTTCATGACAGTTTTAAATAGAAATACTACCATCGTGAACACCCCTGGAACACCAAACAATGCAAGCCAACCTACCACTTCTCTGATTTCCTCTGCCATTTTTCTCCGCTACCTCATTTCATAAGTTCTGTCCATGTCATCGGGCCGATTATTCCATCGGGGACAAGCCCCTTAGATCCTTGATACTTCACAACGCTTGCCTTGGTCTGTGCCCCGAAAATGTTGTCATCGGGGATTCCCAGCTTCCTCTGCGCTATGCCTACATATTCATTCCTTGCGCCATACTGGATGGTCTTAAAGAATGTTGTAACGCCGACTTGCCTTCCGCTTCTCTGATCCCATCTCGACTTTCCGTCTCTTGTATCTATATGAGTAAATGAGGAATACAGACCAATTCCGCCCATCCCCATTGCTTCCGCAGTCATTGCCACCTCAAGAGGCGTACCATTCTTGCACACTGTGTCCGATGCTTTGCCATACACATGCTGACTGTTCGGTACTCCGCCTACCTTTGCGTTATATGCTGGAGTGCGGTATCCCGAATTAATTGTAGTCGGACCGTATAAATCTCTTTCTCTCTGAAGATAGCGTACAAGCCTTCCGTCTATCAGGATCTCGTCCGAGCCATCATTACAAGCAAATTCCTTTACCTTGAAGTTAGATGGCTTTCCATCTATGGTAAAGGTCAGATTGCCTTGAGAGGCTTTTGAGTATTTCTCCACTCCATCTGCGACTTCTATATAATCACCCATAGGTGCTTTCCCTTTCTGCAATGCAAGCCAGTCTTCTCTGCTGCCGTAAAACTTATTGCAGTCGAGATTTGCTCCGTAGCCATCGAGCCTTCCTGAAGATGTCCACTGCCACATGATGTACTTATTCCACCACTTAACAGATGGCTCTTTCCCAGCTCTTGACATATCATAGTTATAATCAGGCTCATAGTCTCTATATCGTGCTATCCACAAAGGATAATCAGGCGCTACGGCAGACCAATTATATGCATTGACTACAGACTCGGACATATAAATCCCAGCTCTTACTCCGGTCAGTGAATAAAGCTCATCCAACCATTGTTTGGTCCATGCGACATCGTACTTGCCCGAAGACTCCCAGTCGAGAAACGGAATACCTTGCCCGATATAGTTTCTAACAGAATTAAGGAAGTTAACTATCTCATCGTGAGGAGAATTGTTTTCAGGTCTTGCGAAGTGGTAGAAGCCAAGTAGCTTTCCGAGGCTCTTGGCTCTGTTTATATGCTGGAAGAAGTAAGGATCGCTATAAGTCTTTCCTTCAGTCGCCTTTACGATAACAAAATCACACGCCACCAGCGATAAATCGATATTCTTTTGATATACGCTAATGTCAATGCCGTTCATAGTCTTTCCTCAACCAATTAAAGCGTTCTTTATCCATTCTGATAAACTTGATTCTGCCACATTTAGCTTTGCGGATTCTTCTTCAAGCCATTTTTGGAAATCTTCTAATATTTCAATGGCTTTATTTCTCAATTCTGCTTCGCTCATTGTCTTGCTCCCATACTTCATCCCATCCGTTATCGTTTACCCAATCATCATCCTCTGGCAAATCTTCAATCGGTACGGCTCGTTCTCTTGCTTTTTTCTTTATTTCTTCTATCATTTCGGGATTGAATATATTATAAAACCAAGGTAATTCACTCATACATTTTCCTTTACTTTATATGTGTGTTATAATATACATAACTTATAATTAGTGAGGTATATTATGGACTTAATGACAATAGAGTTACTTCTTGCCGTTTTTACAATTATATTTTGCGCTATTTTTTGGATTATAGGTGCTATTGTAACGCACTTTCTCAAAAAATATCTTTCTTGAAAATAAATTAAATTACCATTGTCGCCACCTTTTTATATATGCCTTTTCTACCTTCTTGCGGATTTCCCTGATTATTTACTATCCCAAGCCCCAATGGTGACGATTACATTCATCAATATAACCGCCACCATAAATGGGCTGATTATGAGTAGGAAGATTAGTTCCCAAATTAGTTTGCGCCGTGTGCTACAAGCTCTCTGTAACCCTCGACACAATCAAGGTTTTCGTCAACAATCATAAGGCAAGCTGTGGCAACCTCCTCTGCGTTCATAAGAGTAGCCCAAAGCTGTGCAAAGTTGATTTTTGCCTTTTCAATGTCTGTCCATCCCTCGGAATGGATTGCATAAGTGCCGTTTACCACCTTTACTACTGCGTATTTCATTGTTTATTTCCTCCTTTTATCTTAAATCAACACCATATATTATAGTTCGTAATGCACCTGAAAATCCCGGTGATGTCGGGAGTAAAATATGCATCAAATTTCCCGTACTTGATATTGATACCAAGGTAGGGACGTCTGCTCCCATACATCTTGCCACAAGCGGAAACATCAGTTGATTTGCAATTGCAACCGAACCCTGCCCATTTGTGTAAGTAATATTTCCATCGTATATTATTTTAAAAGGGACTAAACCATTGATTGCTACTGACACAACATTTGTGTTTATTGTAAATGTTGCGCCACTCGCAATATTGGCCACTGCACGATATAGCGTACCTCCTATATATATTAAGTCTCCGAATTTGTATGCTCTACTTGCGGTACTCCCTGACTCGGTATATGGAGTAATATCTGAAGCTACCGATGCAATATCATCTTCCGCATTTTTTATTCCCTGCTCAATGTGATTCAGATTATCAGCACTAAGCGGCGTAGTCTTATGATCCGGCGCGTTTTTCCACTCATAAGGCGTATATGTATGTAATGCCATTTTTATCCTCCTTTAATTTTTTAAGGTTAGCGGCCATTCCCTCTGAATGGTCGGTGTATTATTAAGCGTTAGGATCGTAAGGATATCCAAGTACGCTCTCTATAAATGCTACTGCATCCTCAAGGGCATCTACCCTATCAGTCAAAGCGCTTATATCTCCAATGTTTGGCTTATTCTTTATGAAATCAGCCTTTGTGTTATCTGCCTGATTCCAGTCGGATTGAATCTGAGCTGCAGGGATTGTAGGTTTGTTTTTGATAAAATCCGCTTTGGTATTGTCTGCCTGACTCCAGTCTGACTGAATCTGCGCTGCAGGAATAGTTGGCTTATTCTTGATATAGTCAATCTTGGTATTATCAGCTTGATTCCAGTCTGATTGAATTATCGTAGGCTTATTCTTTATGAAATCATCTGCCGTATTGTCTGCCTGATTCCAGTCTGACTGGACATTTACCTCTGCTCCTGCGGCGATCCCGTCAAGCTTTCCTTTATAAGCA